TAGCGATTATAAAAATATTGTCTATCAGTTTGTAAGTAATGGTACTTTTGATGGTGGTACAATAGTTGATTTCAAAGGATTTAGTGGTCAACTAATCAATGGTTTATCAAGATATTCAATGTCCTTTCCTTTTAATAGTGTAACATTTACTACAAGTGGTTCAGGATGGATAGTATTAGGAGAAAATGGAACTACACAAGCATCATATTTAGCAGCTTACAATAGTTCAAGTATTTCACCTACAGCTAACGTATCAGCATCAGTACCTTTACCAAGTATAGATTTATATAATAATATCTCTATTGTTTCAGGTTCACGTATTACATTTGATAGAGCAGGAGTATATGATATTCAATTTAGTGCTCAAGCAGTTAAATCAACAGGTGCTAACGTTACAATTTTAATTTGGATTAAAAAGAATGGTAGTGATGTTGCTTGGACTAATACTGAAGTTATTCTTGATGGTAATGCCAACGATGAAAAAGTATTAGCTTGGAACTGGATGGTTTCTGCTGTAAAAGGAGATTATTATGAGATTGCTTATGTTGCTGATACCAGCACTTTAACTTGGCAAGCTAAAACAGGTGTTACAGGACCAGATATTCCTTCTTGGATTGTAACAGTAGGTTCAGTTTAAAAGACTACATTCAAATAACAAGTATTTATAGCTATGGCTACTATAGAAAGACAATATGTAATTAAAGGCAATACTACTCAAGCAGTTGCTGCTAACGAAAAGTTAGAAAATTCTATTAATCAAATTGATAATAGTACTAAACAGCTTGATAAGGATTTAGCTAAAACAGGTGAAAATGTAGAATTAAGCCTAAAACGCCAAGATGCTAAAATTAAAGCTATTGGTGGTTCCGTTAACATAGTTGGTGGTGCAGTAGAAACTGTAGTTGGTTCTCTTGGTTTAATAGGAATTGATGAAGCAATACTTAAAGAATTCCAACAAGCAGCTGCTTCAGCGATAGCATTTGCTGATGGTACTAAACGTGTATTTGAAGGTTTTAAAGAAATTACTGAAGCAAGAAAATTAAACGCTGAGGTAACTGATGCTTCAACTACAGCTGAAAACTCAAACACAACAGCATTAACTACAAATGCTGCAGCCGCTCAAACAGTAACTGTAGCTCAAAATACTGCAGCAGTTTCTATTACAAACGAAAAAATAGCTACTGATGGTAATACCCTTTCTAAAGGGGCAAACACTGTAGCACTTGAAGCTAATATTTTTGCTACATTAGAGGGAGCAGCTGCTGATGATTTTTTATTGAAAAAAACAAGAGAATTATCTGCAGCAGGTATTAGAGTTACTGAGGCTCAGCTTGCAGAAACCTTAGCAAAAGAAGCAAATGCTGCTGCTACAGTTGCTAATGCTGCGGCTGTTCAAAATTTAACTATTGCTCAAAAAGCTGAATTAGCAATTGAACAAGCTTTAAATAAACTTCGAAGCATATCAATTGGAGGATGGATTGCAATTGGTGTTGCTATTGTTACTGCTGTAGGATTTATATACCAATGGATTCAAGCATCTAAAGAAGCAGGTGTAGTTGAAAATGAATTAAACGGGTTTATAGTTGATAATATTAAATTAACTAAAGAACAAATTACTGAAAACTCTAAATCTACTACTAGATTAAAAGTACTACAGGCTATTATTAGTGATACAACTCAATCAGAAAAAGATAGAAAATCAGCCTTACAAGAATTACAAAAAATAATTCCAGATTTAGAAAAGATTGATTTAAGAAGAGCAGATGCAATTGATAAAATTAGAGTTGCAATTGGTAAAGAAATTGCTGCTCTTGAACAACGAGCTAAAGCACAAGCAGTACAACAAAAACTAACTGAGGCTTATACCCGCCAATTAGAACTTATTCAGGAAGTACAAGCAGAATTTGCTAAACAAGGATTTCAAATTAGTGAATTTGAAGCACGTGTAGCATTAGAAAGAGGAGAACAAGTAGGAGTAACAGGTCAATTAGCAACAGAATACCAAAAATTAAATAGACAAATTGATACAGGTACAGCTAGTTTAGTTTCATATGCAGGTGCTGTAGTAACAACTAACGGAGTATCTACCAAAGCAGTAGAAATAACTAAACAACAAACTATTGAATTAGATTTTTATAATACTGCTCTTAAAAAAGCAAATGAAGAACAATCTAAACGAAACAAAGAATTAGCTGAGGAAGTTAGATTAAGTTTAGGTATAGATGATATTGGAGAAAGAACTAGTGAAGGCTTTATTAAACGAGCAAGTACTATTCCTTCCATAGTTGAATCAAATGCAGCAGTAACTAAAAAAACATATGCTACCCAAGCTCTTGAATTTCAAGCATTTATTGAAAATTTACAAGGAAATTTAATTGATTTTATTGAATCAGGAGCGGGACAAGCTATTCAACAAAGTTTAACTACACTATCAGGACTACTTAGTGAATTTGGTAACTTACAACAAGAAGCAATTGATATAGAATTAGGTGCTTTAGAAAGAAGATATCAACGAGAATTACAATTAATAGATGCCAGAGCAAAAGCAGAATTATTAACTGCAGAAGAAGTAGCTAGATTAAAAGAAGGAATTACTTTAAACTATGAAAAACGAGAATTAGCAATTGCTAAAACATCTCTTGAACAACAGAAAAAATTACGTAGAGCACAAGTAATTGTTACAACGGCACAATCAGTAATTGATGCTTATAGTTCAACAGCTAATATCCCACCTCCATTTGGTTTAATTGCTGGTTCATTATTAGCAGCTGCTTATATTGGGTTAGGTAGTAAAGCTGTTGCTAACATTAATGCTACAAGTTTAGATGGTTCAGATACCCCAGGTGGATTTAATAATATTCCAAGTGGTGGTGGATTTAGTCTACCAGGAGGAAGTGGTGTATCAACTACACCTTCAACAGGAGCATTATTACCAGGAATGGGTGGAGGATTTGTTGCACCCACAACAATAGGAACCGTAGCAGAACCAATTCGTGCTTATGTTTTATCAGGCGATGTTTCAAACGGAATGCAAGCAGGAATAGCTTTAAATAACCGCCGTCGTTTATCAGGAGGATAACCTATATTTATAGACACATGAAGATTGTAAGATTAGAAATTGAGGATGATTCGATCCTATCAGGATTAGATGCTATGGCATTGGTAGAATCTCCAGCTATCGAAGATGGATTTTTTGCTTTTAGCTCAGAAAAATTTGCCGAAACATATACTGACTACCCTCAAGCAGCAGTTGATGCTGCTAAGCAGGGCATTAAACGTAATGAAGAAACCGGTAATAAATGCGCTACACAAGTAGGTAAAGTAAGAGCCCAACAACTCGCCAATCGCGAACCTGTATCGCTTGATACCGTTCGTAGAATGCGTTCTTTTCTATTGCGCCAAAGAGATAATTACGAATTAGCTACTAGTAGAAAAGACTATACAGCATGTGGTTACATTTCTTACTTACTATGGGGTGGTCCTGCTGCGTTACCTTGGGCAGAAAAAACATTAAGACAAGCAGGTGAAGAATTTGCTGAAATAGGGCCACGTGGTGGAGTTAAAGAATCACCTAAAGCACCTAAATCAGATACACCTAACCCAAATCCAAAAGGTGAAGGTACTGCTCGTGGTGATGCATCATCATCTCGTGGTGCAGAAGTAGATGCTAAAACAGAAGAATCACTAAAGAAAAAAGCAGACGAGTTTAACGAAAAGTATAAAGATAAATTAGGATATGGTGCTAACGTAGGTGCCTTAAAATCGGTTTATCAACGTGGATTAGGCGCATACAATACATCTCGCAGTCCATCAGTTGCTGCACGTGGAGGAGCAAAACAATGGGCGATGGCTCGTGTAAACGCATTTTTATTTCTAATTAAGAATGGTCGTCCACAAAACAGAAATTATACTCAGGATAATGATTTGTTACCTAAGGATCACCCTAAACGTAAGGAATTTAAGCAAATATTAGAATCAATTATGGCTCAAAAAATGGTTGAGCAAATGATGTTGGATGTATCTGCTTTACCTAACTATTTAAATGAACCAACTGGTAGATTAGCAGTTAATAAAGAAGCATCATACGGATTTGCCGCTGTTGAGGATCAACAAATATTAGTAGGACCAGCAATGGTTCCAGGTAAATTAATCCCTCGTAAAGACGAGAACGGAGATACTTATTTTGTTTACTTTACAAAAGACACAATTAAGAAAATTGCTTATAAGGCAATGAAAGATAAAGTAATTGATAGAGTAAACATCGAACACGAATCAGGTCAATTCGTTGATGATGTTTATCTTATTGAAAGCTGGATTGTAGTAAATCCGGAAACAGATAAATCTAGAGAATACGGGTTAAACCCAACTGAGGGAACCTGGATGGTAATGTATAAAGTAGATAACTTAGATGTATGGAACGGATATGTTGTTCCTGGTCTAATACGAGGATTCTCAATTGAAGGTTATTTTACTGAAGAACTAATTAAATAAACAAAAATTATGCCCGTAGATAGAAACCCAGGCGAAAGTAGAGACGAGTTCTTATCTCGTTGTATCTCAACAGAAGTAGGATCAGGAATGGAAAGAGACCAAGCGTCAGCCATTTGCTACATGAAATTAAAAAAAGTGAATATGGCAGAGGAATTACCTGCTATACCACAAGAAGAAATTGACTATTGTATGAACATGCTAAAAGGACAGAACCCATCTTATGTTGGACCTGGTGCCTTAAAGATTTGTATTGCTAGATTGACTGCTAAAAAAGTTAATCAGGAGCAATACGGTATCTAAGTATATGTATCGATATATGAAGTTAATTAATATTAACCTTAATAATTAAAAAATCCCTATGACATCAATTGAATTAAAAGCACTTGTCAAGGAATATTTTAACCTTACCGAAGTTAAGTTTGGCGAGATCTTTGACGAGAATAAAGCATTCAAAATTGTTTTTGAAGGTGACCAACTCGAATTGGGTATGCCAGTAAAAGTAGTAACCACAGACGGCCAGGAAATGGACGCACCAGATGGTTTCCACAAACTTGAGGGCGGCATTGTTATCAAAACTGAAGGATCCAAAGTTGTAGAGCTTACCAAAGCTGATATGATGGAAGAAGAGACTGAAACACTTGACGGTGGTAAAGTACTTGAAGAAGTTGAGATGGCAGAAGTTAAAACCCCTGATGTAGTAGAGCAATTCCCTGTAATCGTACAGAGAGGTGCTGAATACGAAAAACCAATGGCCCAGCAAATGGAATCTGAAGAAGGCGTAATGACTGAAAAGTCAATCGTTGAAGCAGTAGCTAAAGCAGTAGCCGAGGAACTCGTAGACATGAAAAAAGAAATGGCAAAAATGAAGGAGAAGATGGAGAAAATGTCCGCCGAACCTGCAGCCGAAAAAACACTCCCAGTAGCCAAGAAATTTGGTTTGGAAGTATCCGCAACGAACCCAGTGCAAGCTGATCGTTACGAAATGATGAAAAATATTATCAAAACCAAAAAAACTAAATAAACATGAGCTTAAATGTAACTGCATTAGCCGACTTTAACAACCAGATTGCTGGTGAGTTAGTCCTTAAGATGGTTTATGGAGGTAGCACTATCGAGTACGTTACAGTACAAGAGGGTATTAAATTCCAAGAGCCAATCAATTTGTTTGAGGTAAGCTTAGTAATGAACAACAGTGCTTGTGTATCCACAGCTTCTGGTTCTGCTACCTTCACTCAACGCACAATCGAGGTTTGCCCTCGTACCTCTTTCGACGCACTTTGCTTGAAAGATCTTGACAAAAAGTACCTAGGTATTTCATCTTTGGACCGTGGTTCATACAATGAGACTTGGGCACTTGCAAACGCTTATTCTGAGCTATTGGTTAACCAATTCCAGAAAGCAAACGACCAATTCCTATGGAGACAAGTATCTGGTTCAGCTTCTACCTTCGGTGGTACTTGCTCTACATCAGGTCTTAACTTGATCATCACTGGTTCAACTTCTGGTGTTATTCCATTGTCAGGAGCTGCTGCTTTGACTTCTACCAACGCACTTACTCAGATGGACGCTATGATCGCTACTTCTTCTGCTGACGTTGCTGACCGTGATGACTTAACATTCTTCATGAGTGTTACTGGTTTCCGTAACTACGTTGCTGCTTTAAGAGGTGCTAACAACTTCTATTTCGATCCTTCTTCAATCACCAACCGTGGTGGTTTGTACGAGATGGCTTATCCTTTCCAACCAAACATTAAGGTTGTTGGAACAGTAGGTCTACAAGGTTCAAATCGTGTAGTACTAGGACCAGCTAAGCAAATCGTTGTAGGTACAGACTTACTAAGCGATTTCTCAGAATTCCAACTTTGGTACGATATTAACACAGACACTCTTCGTCACCGCATTTCCACCAAACTAGGTGTGAACATTGCATATCCTGAGTTCTGGGTTTCTAACGACCTAGCCTAAATCAATCAGTTTGAGGGGGGTTGAAACATACCCCTTAAAAACATTCATTAATAAAACAAAAACCAAATAATATGTCTTGTTCAATTACATCAGGATTTACTTTAGGATGCCGCGACAACGTCGGAAGTATCAAGCAAATCTACATTCTATCTGGTTCTGTTGCTAGCGTCACTGACGCAAGTGAAGGATTGATTAGCACAATTAGTGGTAGTGGTACTTTCTATACATTCGAACTATTCCGTGAGACTTCAGATTACAGTGAAAACGTAACTGTAGCTCCCGAGAATGGAACAGTAGTGTATGAAGGTACTGTAAACGCTGTATTCTTTAAGATGCAGACTTCCACTCGTAACCAAATCAAAGTATTAGCTCAAAATCCGAACATTAAAATGATCGTTGAAACTAATAACGTAGGTAATACCTCACAATACGTTTACGTAGGTGAAGAGTATGGCTCACAGTTGTTAACCTCAACGGGAGGAACTGGAACCTTATTTGGTGACAGAAACGGCTACACTCTAACCTTCAGCAGTAGAGAACCAAATCCAGCAAGCTTCATTTCAGCCTCTAACGAGACTCAACTGTTAGCTCGCCTTTCAGGAATTACAATTTCCTAAAAACAAAAAAACTAAGGGGGGGTTATGCTTATGCGTAACCCCTATCTTAGTATTTATAACCGCATATGTTTCAGTTAAGTAAAGGACAAGCAGTAAATACAATAGCATTCTATCCCAATGAATTAACTACGGGTAGTGTTGTATTTTTGGAATTTACCCAATCATATAGCAATACTGTTACAGGTAGCTTTAGTGCTAGTGTAATCTCTAATGTTGCTGACACACCCTACATAATAGCTCAATTTAGCGGTTCATTACTTCCAAGTGCCTCAGGTCAATATGATTTTAAAATATTTAATGATATTTTTGTAGTTGGTCCTATTTGGAATACTACAAATACACAATGGCAATTAACTAATACAGTTTGGAATTTTGCTGGAGGGTTAGGAGCTAATGAGCTAATATCAACTGACAGAGCAATTATATCAGGAAGCGACGTTACACCTATTACCGAGTATTTATCACCGAATGAGAATGCTCGCTACAAAGTCTATCTAGGATAATATGGAAAAACAATTTAAATTTCAAACACTAAATAAGGTAGAATCTGACCGACAATTCCCTACAGAGAAATCTATGAAGGGATTTGTTCAATATGGTATCTACAATGATTTCCCAGAATATCTTATTTACTTGTTTAATAATTCAGCCATCAATAATACAGCAATTCACGCAACAGTGGACGCAATAGTTGGTGAGGGATTGGTTTGTGATCAAACTAATTTGCTAGATGAGGCAAACAGCGAAGGAGAAAGCTGGAATGATATATTTAAAAAGATATCCCTCGATTACAAATTATATGGTGGCTTCACTCTTGAGGTAATATGGTCAAAAGACCGTTCAAGAATCGCTGAAATTTACCATATTGACTTTTCATGGCTACGCGCTAAGGAAAAAAACGAGCGCGGTAAAATACCGGGATATTACATCAGCGATGAATGGGCTGAAAAA